GCGCCTTCAGCAGCTCCTTGTAGCGCTCGACGAAGTTGAACTCGCCATGGAACTCCAGACGCTGGCTGTTGGACGGCTTGAGCTTGTTCAGGTCCACGCCGGTATAGTGGCCAACGTGGGCAGCAGCTCCGCCAGTCAGGATCTTGCTGAGCGGCTTGTCTTCACCGCAGCCAACCTCGAGAACGTTGTCTTTGGCCGAGACGAAGCGACGGGCAAAGCTCCAGCGGAAGAAGTGAGCGGAGTAGTCGCGATGGAGCGTGCGGCCATGGCCCGCCTCATGCAGCTGGGTGGTGTCGTAGTCGCGAGAATCGCGGGAAACTTCTTTGGATTTGGCCATGATGGCACTCCTATTGGTTACTGGTTATCGGTTGGGCCACCATGGCCCGCGGTATTACTTGCTGACTTTGGCCTCGGGTGGGTTGGCGCCCTGCTTCTTCAGGTGGTTGCGATACCACTTGACGTAGCCGCGCTTCTTCTCATCCAGACCGAACTGAGCTTGGACCTTCTCGAAGATTTGGTCGTCAGTCAGTTTGCCTTGCATGATCAGGTCTTGGAACATCTGGGCTGCGGACATCTTCTTCTCGCCAGACTTGGCGGCCGCCGGTTTTGCAGCGGGCTTTGCTGTTTTGGCCGGGGCCGGTTTAGCGGTGGTCTTGGTTGTGGGAGCTGCCTTCTTCGCAGCGGTCTTGGTTGCGGCAGCCTTCTCGGTCGCCGCAGTCTTCTTGGTGGTTGCCATATCGGCCTCCTGTTTAGACACGTTAACGATCTGGCCCAGGTAACCCAAGGCCTCCTTGGTTGCCCCGATGGTCTGGCTGTAGTTGAGGAACAACTGACACGCCTTCTCTGCGGGGTAGTTGATCATCGGCTCATACCGCTGATCGAACTCGTTTGCCGTCGCCGTCAGGACCTGCAGGCCCTCATTGACGTCGAGCGGGATGTATTTCACGTGGGTGCCAGTCCGCTCGACCTGAATGCAGGTGCGGCGCTGGCGGTCATAGCACGGGATGATGCCCGGCGTTGGTTTCTTACTTGCCATTCTTCTCTCCAGATAGTTGGTCGGCCAGCACCGACAATTCCAACAATCCCTGCATCAAGACCTTGGCCTCAGGCCAGTACTGCGGACCGTAGACCTGCCAGTGGAATTGCACGGTGCCATGCTTCTTGCTGAGCAGCGCACGAGGACCACCATCGATATAGAGCTGGAAGCGCTGCTCCTCGTGGGTGCTCTCGTCGCGAATCTCAATGCTGTTAGGATCACTGATCATGGGAACTCGATCCGACGAATCTGGCCGTGCACCTTCGCCATCTCAGCGAAATCAACCACGAGGATGTCCTCAGGCACTACAAAGTCGACGGCATGGCCGTCACGATAGTGGACGCGAACTTTCATGGCGAACCCCTTAGACCAGCTGGCCCTTGCGCTTCATCTCGCAGCGGTACCACGTGGGGTAGTGCTTCTTGGAGTCGTCAAGATCGAATTGCTGCTTGAGCTCAGCCCACACCTCTTGGTTGGTCTTGCCAGCCAGGATCAGGGCGCGAGCCGTAGCCGAGATGCCAATCCGCTTGGACTTGGTCTCAGTAGCAGAGTTCTCGGAGCGGGGAGCCTTGGTGACCTTGGTCTCAGCAGGCTTGGGGTTCTTCAAAGACTCGAGGTGCATCTCAGCACGGGCGATGTGGCAAGCGAATTGGCCGTCGCTCATCACCTCGATGAAGGCGTTGTAGTCACGGGCATGGATGCCCATTTTGCGGAGCACCGTGGTAGCAGAGTCACGGCGGGCGTAGAACTTGACGGCGTCAGCTTGTGTGGTCTTGGTCATGATGGTTTCCTCAGCAAGTCCGGTCGATGTGTGACCGTGATTAGATTCTAGCGCGGCACAATGGACTTGTAAACACCTATTTTCAACTATTTGCGCAATTTTTTGAGGGCGTCAAACAGAGCGTTTTGACCACGCCGCTTGGACTTAAGCGCCGTGAGCATCACCTCATCAATCGTTCCACGAGCCATGATGTGGTGCACGAAGACCTTTTTGCTCTTGTTCCCCTGGCGCAGCACGCGACGAATGAACTGGTCGTAAAGCTCGTAGTCCCACGTCATCGAGTGCCAAGCCACGTGGTGGCCAACCTCCTGCAGGTTCAGACCGTGGCCCATGGCTTGCGGGTGACCCAGCAACACCGGCAAATGCCCTTGGTTCCAAGCCCGCTCCAGCTCAGCGGACCGCTTGGCTGTCACGCCGCCACCGATGTACGGCACGTCCTGGCCCAGTCGTTCACGCAGCCGATCGAGGTCGTGCTCGAAGTCGTAGGCCACAAGGAGCGGGCTGCCCTGCAGCTCATCGATCAGGTCGGCCAGTGCGTCGATCTTCTCATGGTGCAAGTTCACCCACTCACGCTTGGACTTGGGCAGCTTGACCAGCGCCTGAACCTCGGGGTCGAGGTAGAGACCGCCATTGGCGACCTGGCGGCACTTGATGCTGGCGGCTGCTGCCGTACTGGCGACCACGATCTTCTCATCAAGCTTGGCGATCAGATCCTCTTCCAGCTGGTCGTAGACACGGCGCACGTCGTCAGGCAGATCGACGCGGATATTGTTCTCGATCAGGGCCGGCATGTCAAGGTAGTCGTTGGCCGCCATGCGCAGAGCGAGCGGCGCCAAGCGCTCGTAGATTTCCTCCTCCGCGCCTTCACGAATGACCCAGCTAAAGCCATCATGTGACGGGTTGAAGTACTTCATGCGGTAGTGCGTGATGTACGGTCCCAGCGTGCGGCCCTGGTCGAGGATATAGCACTGGCCGAACAGGTCCATGAGGCCGTTGGACGCCGGTGAGCCAGTCAGGCCCCAGCGGCGGCGGAAGGTGTTCAGCACCAGCTTGAGGGCCTTGAAGCGGTTGGTCGTCGTGTGCTTGAACTTGGACAGCTCATCGATGACCAGCGTGTCGAAGCCCAGGCTCTTCCAGCGGCGCAGGTCAACCTCAACCGTGGTGGTCACCTTGCCGGTCTTGGCCGAGACCTTCTTGGTCTTCTTGGCCTGCAGCAACCAGTCCAAGCCTTCTGGGTTGATGACGTAGACGTCAGCGTCCTCCTTGAGCTTGGCTTCCTTGTCTGGTCCGTGAAGTACCACAACCTTGAGCTGACCGAAGTCAGTCCACTTCTCGACCTCGCGCGGCCAGACGGAATAGCAAACCCGCAACGGCGCGATGAGCAGGACCTTGTCGAGGATCTTCTTCTGCTTGAGCAGCTTGATGGCGGCCAGTGTGATGCTAGTCTTCCCCAGACCCGGATCCAAGAACAGCGCAGATGCGGCGTGCTCGAGCAAGAATTTCACGGCTTTCTTTTGGTAGGCGTGTGGCTGCCACGGCGTCGATGACGCCCTGAAAAGCTCGGATTGCATTGTCATGTACCTCTACTTGATAGCCCAGCTTGCGCAGCTGGTCATGGATATATTCTTGTTTGGGCCTGGCTTCCTCGTCAGGCCGCTTGAACTCAATGAGCAACGGGCGACCACCAGGTATCCAGAAGATGCGGTCTGGGTAGCCTGTGTCGCCCGGCGTCACGAGCTTCGAGCCGACGATCCCCAGGTGTTGCCACACGAGGTCGACGGCCTTCCGCTCGATCTTGGACTCGAGAATCCTCATTCAACTCCCTTGCGCTCTGCCACTGACTGGCAGTGCACGCAGCGAACGCGGCCCATCTCGATGCGCTCCTCAGGGATGTCACCACAGCAGTCGAAGCAGGTCTTACCGTCCCATGACGCAAACTTGCCAAGGTCGCACTGCCTGGTCCGGGCCTTGGCGACCTGATTGTCCACTTGCGCAGCAACCAGCCGCTCGGCCATCTCCAAGGTCTTGTCGTTCAACCCGCTCATCATTTGGCTCCACGAAGATACTGGAGGACCTTGATGGCGTGAAGTGCTTGGGTCTTGGCGTCATCCAGCGCATTGTGGTACGTGCCAGTGCGGTCAACCTTGATCGACGGCGCCATCCCCTTGAGCGTGCGGAAGCAGCGGTTGTTCCAGAACTCCCAGCCAGCCGCCAGGTTGGTGGCAGCATAGCAGTTGATGAGGATCGCGTTATCGAAGTCCGAGCCGTTGCCCCAGACACGGACCGCCTTGGGACCAAATTGGGCGAGGTACTCGTTGAAGCCGATCAGCGCCTTGTCCAAGGCCTTGTTGCCGCGGGCGGCGCGTGCCTGCTTGAGGACCTTCTGCGCCTCGGGGTTCTGCTTCTCCCACCAGGCCACGGTGTCCGGGTCGGTATGCAGCCCAGCCGCTTCGCAGCTTGCCACCTTGACGACCGTGTACAGCTCGGGGCCCAGCTTGCCGGTCTCAGCGTCGAAGGCCACGGCGCCGATCGACAGAATGGAGCAGCCAGCACGACGGCCCAGGGTCTCGAGGTCAACCATTACGTCTTTCATTTTGTAAATCCTTTCGTTATCCACCACAGAATCAGAATGAGAATCAACCAGCCACAAAGTGACATGATAGCCTCCTAGTACTTGCACTGGCCTCCGCCGGCCGCCTTGTTACTGGCACGGTAGAAGCACCACCGGCACTTGTCATTGGGGCGCGGCGCGAACTGCTTGTCGCTCAGCATCGCCTTGGTCCGCTTCTCCCACAGCTTCTTGAGCTTAGGAATGTCGGCTCGCGTGAAGATCAGCGGCTTGTCGGCCTCGGGGTACGTGATGCCGAGGTCCAGATAGGCCAGCCGTGGCTTGACCTGCTGGATGTGCTCGTGCAGCAACAAAGCAGCCAGGGCGTAGAGCTCCAGCTGCTCGACGTACTCCTCATTCATCTCAGCGCGGAACTTGCCTGTCTTCCAGTCAGTGATGATGAGGGTCTCGTCATCTTCGTGGTGGGCGCAGTCCAGCTTGATGCGGAGCCAGCAGTGAATCCAGTCGTCCCACTGGGTCTCGTCCCAGTCCTTAGTGAAGGACCAGTTGTCTTCGACCACCATGCCGTTGATTTTCTTCTTGTACTGAGCCCGCAGCTTCTTCATCTCGTCGGCGAACAGCTTGAGCTCCAACGGCATCGTGCGGCCTTCGCCCTTGATGTACTTCTCCGCCAGCTTGTGAATGGCGTCGCCGCGCTGCATGGCCTCGTTGCCCGGTTCGCGGATGCGATCGATGGCGCTGAGTTTCAGCTTCAACGGGCACTGCTTGTACGTGTTGTAGCGGCTGAATGACCAGCTCGTGATTTGCTTGATTGGTATGACTTTCTTGGTGGCCATCACAGCACCTTGCCTTTCTTGTCGTAGTCCTGGAGTTCGTCCCAGTTGGTTGATGAAATAGAACCTTCGCTCAAGATGGGGACGTCAAACTCGACTGACTCCATCGTCTGCCGCAACACCTCCATCTCAGCCTTGGCCATCTTCTTCGGCGTCGACGCGGTGACCTGGTCGTGCACGTTGAGGATGATCTTCGTCTCAGGCGCCTTGGCCTTATGGAAGCGGATGATTGCCTCCTTGGTGCAGTCGGCAGCGGACCCCTGAATGAGCACATTGACGAGCTTGTAGTCGAACTCACGGATCCGACCATCGATGAGCTTGGGCTCCTCGCAGTAGTACTCACGGCCACCCCAGGTGCGGATGGGCGTCTTCGACTTGGCGCGGATCTTCATGTCCTTGTACATGTCCTTGAGGCCAGGGTAGAGCTGCAGAATCGCTTTCTTCAGCTCACTGGACTCCTCGACCGTCATGCCATTCTTCTCAGCCAGCTTGCCCACACCCATGCCGTAGATCAGGCCGAGGTTCGTGTTCTTCACCGGCTTGCGGTCGTAGAACTTACCCATCTTCTCGAGCTCCGCCTTGGCGTAGTCATGGAAGTCAATCCATGGATTCTCGAGGTACTTGTCCATCAGGGCGCCACCGTCGAAGTGGGCCAGGATCCGCGGCTCCTGCTGTGAGTAGTCGCGGTCGATCATGACGTGCCCAGGGAACGGCGTGATGTAGCTGCGCACCTTAGGAAGACCCGGCAGGTCCTTGAACGGGCACTTGGGTAGCTTCTTCGCCTTGGCCTGATCGGCCTCCTCATGGGCGAAGATCGCTTGGAACTCCTTGGGGATGTTCTGGAAGTTCGGCGTCGAGGACAGGCGGCCGGTCCGCGTGCCCACGTTGGAATCGCCTGACGGTGTCTTGGTCTGGTTCCAGGTGGTGAAGATGAGGCCGCCTGAGGCTTCAGCTGTCGCCAGCCAGGGCTGCATGAAGGTGTTCAGGCAGGTGTTCAGCTGCGTGCGGTACTTGAGGACGGCCAGCAGGACCTTGTCCGTGACTCCCTGCAGCAGCGCCTCCTTGTTGGTCTGGAACTTGCCCGTCGGTGTCCGTGGGAGCAGGTCAGGGTCAGCCTTGCCCGCCTCCACCATGGCGTCGACCAGCTGCGCGCCGGAGTCGAGGTTGATGTCGGGGCTGGCCTTGAGGGTCTTGATGATCCAGGCGTTGATTGTGTCACGCCACTGGTTGTACATGGCCACGTCGCTGCGCAGCCGCTTGAGGTCAACGGGCAGACCTTGCCGCTCCATCTCCAGCAGGATGGGCATGAGCTCCCGCTCGCGGTCGTAGGCGCGCAGCATATTGCGCTCAGCCGTCCGCTTCCAGAGCAGGTTGAAGATGCCCTCAGTGCGATCCACGTCGCCATTCGCGTACGTACCCACGAGGTCCCCAGGCGCGTAGGCCAGGTACTTCATGGCGTAGTGGTCAGACTGCTTCGACTTGCTGATCTTGACCCCAGGCGCGGGTTGATGCTCAACCAGCCAATCGACGACGGCATCACGCTCCTCAGCCGGCCAGTCGAGCAGGCGAGCCGCAGCCGGCTTCAAGCCGAGCTCAATCTGATGCGGGTCATCGAGGAACAGGAGGAACAGCGTGTCGTGGATCTTCTCCCAATGGGGAAGCGGCAGGCCCATGTGCACCTCAGCCACGTCCATGTCGAACTTGCCGTTCTGGAACAGGACCCCGTCCTTGTGCTGCCAGGCCTTGGCCAGCTCGGCTTGAGCTTCAGACCAGCAGCAGTTGTTGTTCGTGGCATGACCCCAGGCGAAGTACTTGGACTTTTTGCCGGGGTACTTGATGGAGACGCCCACTGGAATGGGCGGGTATTTTGGCCGGCCTTCGATCCCGAACGTTTCGAAGTCGATGGTGACTGGCTTGGGTTGTTTCATACTCGGCTCTCCAGCTCGCGGCGCTCACGGTCAGCGCGGACTTTGTTCAGCCGGCTGTGGATGCGCTTGATGAACTGCTTGCGCTTCCGCCCCTTGAGCTCCTCTTTGAGCAGCGATTCGCACGTGGCTTCATCAGCCTCGCGAATCTTGTCATTCAGTGCCAACCAGGACTGCAGAGCAGGGTTGGTGACCGGTTTCTTCATAGCATACTCCTGAGTCAAAAAAGACCCGGCGGCGACGGGAGGAGGTGGACCGTCAGACCCGCCGGGTAAGGGCTACTGCAATCAGTACTTGCGACCGCGAGCCTTGGCCGCCGGCTTCTGAGCAGCACGGCTGCCGCGCTTGGGCGGAGGTGCTTGCTCTTCATCGTTGGGCTGGTAGGGGAAGTCGATGGTGGACTTGGCTTCCTCGTGGCGCTGCATGATGACGCTCATCAGCTCGTCGGGCAGGTTCATGACCGGCTCGAAGATGACCTTGAACTGGCTCTTCGGATCCGGCACGACACGGACCTTGGTGACGATGCCGAAGGGCGGGCGGCGCAGCGCACCGGCCACCTGCTTGACGAAGCTGGCATAGCCCTTGACCGAGGTGACAGGCAACTTCATGAAGCCGATGGCGGTAGAGGCGAAGTGCTCCTCGTCCTCGAACAGCTCGAACTTGCCAGCCTGGGTGAAGGTACCCGCCGGGATCATCGCCAAGCGGCGCGTGTTGCGGCAAGCCTTGCCACGACCGACGTCGGACGAGCCCCACTCGTTCATCTCGCAACCCGAGCACAGGCCAGAGGCACCGCACATCTGGTTACCACCCTCGACGACCAGCTCGTGGGGAGCCAGCGTCTTCTCCTCGCGGCCGAATGCGAAGCAGACGGGACCTTGAGGCGTATCGGGGTCGTACTTGCCCTCGTAGTACACATTCTCCAGAATGGAGTCGAGGACGACGACGGCCATCTGGTTGTTGGGCAGCGGGGCGTCCTGCCAGCTGAGAATGCCAGACTTCAGACTGAAGAACTGACCGCCACCCGTGTTGGCTTCCATGCCCGCCGCGACTTCAGCTTGCTTGGCAAGCTCCTCGTCCCACTTGACGAGTGCGGTGGATTTGGATGCAGCTTGTTTTTTGGTTGTTGCCATGTTAGTGAGCTCCTAACTAGTTACTTGGACCGCATGGGATGAAGAAACCAACCGCTCAAGGCCATGCCCTCAGGCGGCTGGGTAACGTTACACCTTGTTGATGGAGACCGTGACGGCGCTGAAGTGCTTGACGCCAGGAATCTCCTTGCCGTGCTCCCAACGCTCCTTGATGGCGGCGTCGGTGAGGCGGCGCTGCAGGAGGTCGAACTGGCCAGTCTTCTTGACGTGCTTGTAGAAGGCGTCCCAGTCCTCGACCTGCGGCACCTCCTTGGTGACCACCGTGACGCGAGCCACCTTGCCGGCCACGCCGGATGCTTCGGACTTGGGCAGCGTGTTGATGATGTGTTCCTTGAGCGCCGACTCCTCAGCTGCCACCTTGTCGACTTCCTTCTGCATGTCCAGCCGTTTTTGACGCAGCTCATACAGACGGTCGGCGCAAGCGCCCATGGTCTTGGGGAATTTGTATGTGATTTTGGCTTCTGCCATGATAGCTCCTCAGCAAGTTTCCGATCGATGTTTGACCGTGGTTAGATCATAGCGCGATCAGGCCATGATGTAAACACCTATTTTCAAAGATCACGACTGTCGCGGAAACCGAGGAACACTGGGAACCGCGGCTTCTCCTTCACGCCCACCGGCTGGCTCTTGTACTTCACAAGGCGACCCATGAGGTTGTCGCCAATGTTCCAGAACTTGGCCCGGTCTGCTTGGGTGAAGCCGGTGCCGATCTCGAACTCCACACCAGTCTTCACGTCCTTGACGATGAATGAACCCAGCACCTGGGCACCTTGCTTGCCTGCCTTCTTGCTGCTACGCTCAAGGTGGCCTAGCTTGTTGCGCACGGCTTCGTTGGTGTTAGTCTGCAGCTCGGTGAAGCCGATGATCTTGGCCTCGGCGTCGTGGAAGCGCTTGAGCTTCAGCAACCAACCCTCGCGGGTCGTTGACCTGCCGTGCTTGTAGGGACCCTCAGGATCGCGCAGCATGACCCCTTCGTAGCCGAGTTCAAGGTAGTCGATCTCGTACTGCAGGAGCTGCTTCTCAGCACCAATCTGGTGGTGGGGCACGTCCTCGATGTGCTTGGCCTTCTTGATCCGACGGTGGGCTGTGTGCAGGCGTCGCTCGAAGCCGCCAGACTCCGTGAAGTCGTCGAACACCCAAAGGCTGACCTCAGGTTCGCCCTCGATCGACATGACGCCAGATGTGGTCTTGTTGAACACGTCAGCGGCACCCGGCTCCCCGATGATCAACTCGCCATCGAGGCCGTTGTACTCAGCGCGGCCGAACAACTCCTGCACGTACTTGTTGGGGATCGGTTTCAACGAGCGGCTCATGGCCACGCCGTCGATGATCAAGCAGCGGATGCCGTCCAGCTTCGGGCTGAGCAACATGGGGTACTTCAAGAAGTGGCCGTCAGTTGCGGCCGCAAGCATTGGTTTCATGATGGTTTCCTTTCACCTCGTTCAAAGGCCTCGCGGCCATCCATGCTGTTGTGAATCCAGATTGGTTCCGAGTAATCGTTGTCTAATGCCGGCTTACACCAGCAGCTGCCATTGAGGTCATGCTCGCGCAGGTCATTGACAGGTACCACGTGAACGCCCCGGCAATTGCAGTCACGGCCCTGGCGGCAGTTCTGGTTGCACGTCATTGAGCTTCTCCTTCATGTAGTACTTCAGGCTGACCCGCATGGCAGCTTCACGCATCCTGCTTGGGCTGCACAGCCGCATGGCCTCGCAACCCAAGGCCAGCATGGTTTCGAGCTCGGCACGCTCCTCATCGCCCCAGCCAACTAGCTCAGCGATGCACTGCTTCAGGCGCTCGTCCTTCAGCTTCGAAGCAGCGACCATGAGGTACTCAAGATCGTCGCGACTGAGGTTCCCTCGGCCATGCATCAACGCGGTGCAGCGGACTGAGTAGTACTTGATCAGCGAGTCGTGATACTCCTTCGAGCCAACCTGCACGGTCTTCTGCTTCTTAGGCATGGCCCGAACCTCCGCAGGCTGGGCAAGGCATGTCAATGCTGTGGAAACCGTGTGCCTGCTTGACCTTGCCGCTGCCTGAGCAAGTACCGCAGAGCTTGGGCGCACTGGCCTCCTCCATGGCGACCTTGTAGGCCTTGCGGATGGTGTTGAACTCAACTGCGTTGCCACCGCGGTCAGGGTGGTGGACCATGACTAACTCACGCCACCTCGCCTTGACCTCATCAGGCGCCGCGGTCTCAGGCAGACCTAAAGTCGCGAACGCCTTGCTCATATCAGGCTCCACCCAAACTTAAAGCAGAGCCACATGAGCTTGAAGGCCAAGCCAGTCAGCACTAGAGCCACCGGGCCGCCGAGCAGCAGGACCGACCAGCTCACGAGGAACTCACGCCAGCTGCTGGCACCGTAGCTATCACGCCTCCAGTTCATTCAGCACCTCGTCTAGCTTGGTGGCGTACCAGATGGCCTTGCGGTTGTCCTCGACCGAGTCGGCTTTCTTACCCAGGCGCCACTGGTATTTGATGACCTGGCCACGCAAGAAGCCGATGAATTGCTCCCGGCCCAGGGCGGCGCGGATGGCATCGATGCACTCGACCCCGTTGTCAGTCTCAGCATAGTGCGGTGGGTGGTTGACCATGTCCTTCTTGGGATCGGTTTTAGTGGTCTTGCGTTGCATTCAGAATCTCCTTGAGTGAGGGCATGACATGGAGTAGGGCGAGGCGGCACATGACCGCGATTTCCCGGTGCTCCTTCTGAGTGCCGTTGCCGGCACGGAGTTGGATGTAGTGGATCCAGCTGCGGATCGAACCTGCCATGTACAACCGGCTGACGGTCAGGCCCTCAGGCAAGACTGCCCGGGCCACCTCCTTCGCGATGCCTTGCTCCAAGGCCCACTGATAGGTCTGGCGGGTCAGTTCAGCCGCCCGGCTTTGCAGCGTGTACCACTGGTGTTGCAGCTCAGCGTCGTCGGTCTCAGTGCTGTTCTGGCGGTTCTTGGTGTCTTGCAGACGGACTTCGCGCAGCATCACGTCATCCGTGACCTCGGCGTAGCGCTGGCTGAACTCCTGGAAGGAGAAGCTGCGGTGCCGGAGAATCTGCCGAGCGATGTCGCGGGTTGTCTGGATCTCCATGACGGCGTGAGCCATCTCGAACGGCGACCAGTGCTGGTTGCGGACGAGGTAGTTCAGCAGACGAGGAGCCGTCTCGTGGTTGGCCTGGTTGCTTGGGTTCGAGACCCGAGCGCAGTAGGCCACCAGCTCCTCGCCCGTCTGAACGCCATCTAGCTCGATGGGTTGCGTGAAAGCGATCAGACGGACTTGGCTCATTCGGCTTCGCCCTCGTCGAGCTCAGCGCACAGGCCGTTGATGAACTCAAGCAGATCCGCCTTGGCGGTCGGCACCTCGGCCTGCTCAATCTCGACGTCCTTCTTCTTGCAGCCCAGCTGCTCGACCAACTCATCACGAGTGGCACGGGCATCCGCGTTCGTGGCCGCGTAGCGCTTAGCGCCCGGGCCTGTCACAAGGTAACAACGCATTGTAATTCTCCACTTACATTGAGGTGAAAAGAAAGGCGCCTTAGTTTCCCACAGCGCCTCGCTTGTGAAGCTGGCTTAGGCAGCTTCCTTGATGCCGGTCTGGATGCTCTTGAGAGCTTCCTTGACAGCCTTGGCCGCAGCCTTGTCTTCCGGCAATTTGGTGGCCTTGACCACCTCCAGAATCCGCTTGGTCTCGGCCTTCACGGCCTTGGCCACTTCCTTTTCCACAGCGGCTTGCACACCTTCGTCGGCCAGAGCGGCCTTGACTTCTTTCGCGTTCATGTGATTCTCCAGGTTAAGTTGAAAGAGCTTTGGGTCAAATGTCCCTCAGCAGGTTAGATCTTATATCGCGCGTGACTCGCAGTAAATATGTGGTTTCAGTATTTTGCGCTCTTCGCGCCGATTTGCTTCTTATCCCACTTGTTCAGGTGGTCTGCGATCAGCTGCGGTTGCGACGTCAGCCACTGATCCACGTTGCGAATCGCGTAGAACCGGCCCTGCGACCCATCAGCCAAGCGGACTGGCTTGCCGCCACAGACCTGACGCACCCCAGCCCTTGCCAGCTCACGGCCCAGCCCGTTGGCTGTCGTCCCGGTCTTGCCACTTGGGTCGTAGAACTGCAGCAGCTCCTTCGAGGTGAACAGGTCCTTGTCGAGGACCAGCTCCCCAACCCGCAGCACGTGGTCCGGCGTCGCCATGAGACCCCGCACCCAGCCGGCCAAGTCACTCTGCACGTTGGCGATCATCCGCTCCTTGGCTGCCGTCTTGAAGGCCGGAGCCGCTGGGTTGAACTCGCCGAGGTCGAGCTGCAGCAGGTAGTTGAACACGGCCGCTGAACCGCCGGTGTCCAGCCACAGGTCGTACTCCATGTAGAACTCCTCCGGCATCGGGCCCACCTGCACCTCGTGGATGAAGAAGCGCCGGTCGTCGTCTTCGAGGAAGAACGAATCGGGGTGGTTGGCGGTGAAGAAGTAGTTGATGCAGTCAGGCACCGTGTACGTGGGCACGTACTTGCCGTTGACGCGGAGCTCCCGCTGCGTGATGAGCTTCTTGAGGAAGTCGGCGTCCTGCCGCTTGTTCGAACCAGTGACGTCGTCGCCCATGACGAACTGCTTGCCCTCCGCCCACTCATTGAAAGCGCCATGCAAATCCATCTGGCTAATCTCGGTGAAGTTCTCCCCGTAGATCCGGGCTAGTGTGTAGCCGAGCAGCGACTTGCCCGTGCCGTGGCGGATGCCGTGCAGGACCACCGAGCTGAACAGCTTGACCCCGGGGTGCTGCAGTGGGTACGCACACCACCTGAGGAACCAGTCCTTGGCTTCGGGCTCGGCGTTCGTGAAGATGTGGTTAACCAGAGCCAAGAACAGCTCGACGTCGCCCTCGGCTGCTTGGACACCCCAACCCGGCCAGATGTTGAACATGGGGCGAGGATCCTGCAAGAACCGCGCACCGCCTGGCTGGTAGGTCAGCTTGGTTACTTCCGTGCGCAGCGGCCACTTAAGCCAAGCTGCAGCCGCTGAGACCGCCTTGTAACTGACGGAGCCGTCAGCCTTGAGGCTGCGCTCTTGGTAGTTCAGCGGCGCCTGCAGGTGCTCCTTGAAGGCCGAGGGCGACGCCTTGAACCGGGTATCTTGGTCGACGATGAGGCCGGGGTTCTGCACGTAGACGTACTTGTCGTTGAGGCCCCAGAGCGGCGCGGTCAGACCCAGGGGCTCGGCCTCGACCAGCAGCTGGCGGAACATCTCAACGGAGTTAGGCCCAGCGTGAACCAAGAAGTCGTCTAATCCCACCTTCTCGAGGCCGTGCAGCTGAGGCAGGTCGACGAGGTGCACGAACGAGCCGCGCCGATGCAGCTCCTCCGCCAGCTCCCGCAGGGCTGAGCAGACCATGGGGTTGGTCTTATAGTCTGAGTCGAAGCAGATGTAGACGTTGCGCCTGAGCCACGTGACCGGGTTCAGGCTCGGCAACCAGGTCAGGCCCAGCTTGTGGCTCCGCCAGTTGTACACGCCACCCAGCCCGATGGTGGGGAAGCCTTCTTTGCAGGCCTTGGCGGCTTTGAGCTCGCCCTCCGTGAGGATCAGCGGCTGCGAGGCGTCGCCGACAAGTTGAGCCCAGTCTTGGTTGCCAGCATAGTAGGCAACTGGCGCGGTGCTGGGCTCCTGCACGTACCTGACTGGCTTCTTCTCAGCCAAGGCCGCGAAGTCGGTCGGCGTCTCGAGGTAGCGCAGGCGGTAGAAGGGCTGGGCGCCGGGCCAGTCAGGCAGCGGCTGACCTTGGTGGTCGAGGTATTCCAGCTTGAGGCTGCAAAGCGGCTTGAAGGAGTGGTGGAGCTGCGACGTCTGCTGAGCTGACAAGAACGTCATGCGCAGCTGCTTGGCGTCGTCGAGCGTGAGCCCGCTTGATTTGAGCTTGGCTTCGCCTAGGGCGAGCGCTTTGTGGTCGGCGGCTGGCGCCGTCTTCTTTCTTGTGGTTGCCATCGTGTTTCGGTCCTCAATTCGTCGATCATAGCCGCCTCAGCATCGGCCTACCATGCGCTCAGCCGCATGAAAAGGTGTTCGCCCGGCCATATCACTTGCTGAGGGCGATCGACGTGGACCTGAGCTGGCTGGCAACCGAGGAGACACGACACGGCCGGACGAACAGGGCAGATTGTAGCTCAGCCTCTTGGCTCTGTAAACGAGTGGTTGTAGTCGAAGTGAAAAGCTGTTGTAGATCAACCACTTAGGCTCTGTGGAGCCCTGCGCTACGCATCTTGGCTCCCGCTACAGAAGTTGCTTCGCTACGCCATTCTCTATTCTCTCTTCTCTCTATATCTATATCTTCTTCTTCTTCTTCTTCTATAGAAAAAAGAAGAAGAATCTGTAGTATCTGTAGAAACCCTATATAAATCAACAACTTAGGCTGCTACAAATTGCTGCTACACAGGCCGTGGCCCCGCCGCTGTGTAGCGGGCCTCCCACCTATGTACGAGAGGCTCCACATGTGTTAGAGCGGTTTACGCCATGGTGGAAACAAGTTACGATCCGCCCCATCGTGAATTTAATTCACATCTTTTCTTTGTGGAGTGGATCTATGGCAGTTGGTGGAGCGCGACCAGGAGCAGGGCGGCCGAAAGGTCGGACCAACTCCGTCACCGCCAAGGCCCGTGAAGCCGCTGCTGAGACCGGACTGCTCCCCCATGAGTGGTTGTTGAAGGTCAGCCGGGGCGAGCCCATCGAGCAGAAGCGCTGGGTCATTGTGTACGACAAGAACGGCAAGGAAAAGTCCCGCGAGCTCGTCACTGAGGAGGTGTACGCCGACTTCCCCACTCGGATCGATGCTGCCAAGGCGGCCGCTCCGTTCTACGCACCCAAACTCGCGGTGCAGCAGGTCAACGTTAAGGGTGGTGACTCCGGCCTGGTCGCTGAGACCATGAAGGAAATCGCGGAGAAGCTGCCGGTATGAGCCACGTCGATCCTTACGCTCAGGACTTGGCACGCTGGTATCCGCTCAAGGAGCACCAGGTGCAAACCGACCTCGTCAATGACAAGGTGCGATTCAAGGTGGTTCCTGCTGGTCGACGGTCTGGCAAGACGGAACGGGCCAAGCGCTTTGTGGTACGTGAGGCCATGCGGGAGCCGGGCCCTTACTTCGTCGCTGCTCCCACTCGGGACCAGGTCAAGCGGATCTACTGGAACGACCTCAAGCGCTTGGCGTTCTGCAGCATCTACGCCGACAAGCCCAAGGAGTCCGAGCTCATCATCCCGTTCCCCAACGGCTCGACCATCAGCCTCATCGGGCTGGACCAGCCTCAGCGCATGGAAGGTGTGCTTTGGGCGGGCGGCGTCATCGACGAGATTGCGGACGTGCGAGACGGCGCATGGCAAGAGAACATCTCCCCCGCCCTCGACACGTTCAACCCCGAGCGCCCGGACTATCGCGCTTGGTGTTGGCTGATCGGCGTGCCCGATGGCTTGAACCACTACTTCGACATGGCCGAATACGCTCGGACCAGCGGAGACCCGGACTGGAAGCTGTACACCTGGAAGTCGAGTGAGATTCTGCCTGAGGACGTCATCGAGGCCGCCAAGCGACGCATGTCGCCCCGCCAGTACAAGCAGGAATACGAGGCCAGCTTCGAGACCGCCACAGGTCGGATCTACGAGGACTATGGTCCGCACAACTGGACGAAAGAGGTCATCGGTCCCCATGAGCAGCTCATGTGGTTCCATGACTTCAACTTCACGCCGCTCAGCTCGGGCATCGGTGTGCGCCGCGGCCAAGCGCTGTACTGCCTCGATGAAATCATCCTGACGTCCGCCGTGTCTCGGCAGTCGGCTCTTGAGTTCGTGGAGAAGTACAAGAGCCACCAGAATCGCAAGGTCATCGTGTACGGCGACCCGGCAGGTCGGGCAGGTGAAAAGCACGGCCATGCTTCGGACTACACCGAAATGGAGCAGGTGCTGCGTGCCAACAACTGGCAAGTTGAGCGCAAAGTCAAGGCCGCGGCTCCTGCCATTCGCGACCGCCAGAACGCCGTGCGTGCCAAGATCCTCAACGCCAAGGGCGAGACGACGCTGTTCGTGCATCCTGAGCGCTGCAAGTATCTGCACAAAGGCCTCGCCACCGTGACCATGAAGAAGGGCAGCACCTTCCTCGAGGACGAGACCGAGTTCCAACACATCACAACCGCCGTGGGCTACTGCATCGACTATGAGTGGCCGATCCGCGCCGAGCGTCCCAACGTGGATGCCAAGCCGATGGCTTCGATCAACCACTTCAACCGCAAAGGATAACCCATGGCCCGACAAACCAAAGAAGAGCGACTGGCATCAGTGCACCAGGAGGCCATCTCCGAGTTCGATGACGTTCAGTCCTCTATGCGCGATGAGCGACTGCAGTGCCTGCAGGACCGCCGCTTCTACTCGATCGCTGGTGCTCAATGGGAAGGTCCGCTTGGCACGCAGTTCGAGAACAAGCCGCGGTTCGAGGTCAACAAGATCCACCTATCCGTCATCCGCATCTTCAACGAGTATCGCAACAACCGCATCACGGTCAACTTCGTCAGCAAGGAAGGCCAGGAGAGCGACAAGCTGGCTGACACGTGCTCGTCCCTGTACCGCGCCGACGAACAAGACAGTCAAGCTGAAGAAGCTTACGACAACGCCTTTGAGGAGGCCGTCGGTGGTGGCTTCGGCGCCTGGCGTCTGCGCGCTGAGTACGAGGACGAAGAGGACGATGAGAACGAGTATCAGCGCATCCGCTTCGAGCCGATCTTCGATGCCGACTCGTCTGTCTTCTTTGACCTGAATGCCAAGCGCCAGGACAAGTCCGACGCTCGCAAGTGCTGGGTCGTGACGGCCATGGCACGCCAGGCTTACATCGACGAATGGGGCGATGATCCGGCAAGCTGGCCCAAGGTCGTGTTCCAGCGCCAGTTCGACTGGTTGACCCCGGACGTCGTCTACGTGGCTGAGTACTATGTGGTTGAGGACACTAAGGAGACGATCCACATCTATCGTGGCTTGGACGGCGAAGAACGCCGTGTCCGCGACTCTGAGCTCGATGCTGACGATACGCTGGAGGAAACTCTCAACGCGACTGGCTTCCGTGAAGTTCGTCAAAAGAAGATCAAGCGCCGTCGTGTTCACAAGTACATCATGTCGGGCAGCGGCATCCTCGAGGACTGCGGCTACATCGCCGGTAAGCACATTCCCATCGTGCCGGTGTATGGCAAGCGCTGGTTCGTCGACAACGTCGAGCGCTGCATGGGCCACGTGCGCTTGGCCAAGGATGCGCAGCGCCTGAAGAACATGCAGCTCAGCAAGATGGGTGAGATTGCTGCCATCGGCTCGGTTGAGAAGCCCATCTTCACGCCGGAACAGATCGCCTCCCACCAAATGATGTGGGCCGAGGACAACGTCAAGAATTATCCGTACTTGCTGGTCAACCCGCTGACCGATGGCAACGGCAACCCGACAGCTGTGGGCCCAGTCGCTTACACCAAGGCGCCTGAGATTCCGCCTGCCATGGCGGCTCTGCTGCAGATTACCGAGCAGGACATGCAGGACGTTCTGGGTAACCAGCAGGCCGGCGAGCAGCTGCAGCCCAACATCAGCGGCAAGGCAGTTGAGCTGATCCAGAATAAGCTCGACATGCAGACCTTCATCTACATGAGCAACATGGCCAAAGCCATCAAGCGCTCGGGTGAAATTTGGTTGAGCATGGCCAAGGACATCCTGGTTGACGAAGGTCGGAAGATGAAGGGTATCGGTGAACAAGGCGAGGTGGAAAGTATCGAGCTGCTGAAGCCCATGGCCAACGAAAGTGGCGCCATTGAGCACGAGAACGACCTGTCTGAGGCCGACTTCGACGTCGCCGTCGACGTTGGTCCTAGCTCGGCCTCCAAGCGCCAAACCACGGTGCGGTCGCTGACCGGCATGATGCAGATCACCCAAGACCCGGAGACGCTTCAGGTGCTGGGCGCCATGGCCATGATGAACATGGAAGGCGAGGGCATCAGTGAGGTGCGCGACTACTTCCGCCAGAAGCTCATCAAGATGGGCGTAGTCAAACCGACTGACGAGGAAGCTCAGGCACTGATGGCCGAGCTGCAAGGCCAGGGTCCGGATCCGCAGTCCGCCTTCCTCATGGCGTCGGCCGATCAAGCTCAGGCGGCTGCAGTCAAGGCGCGCGCGGATACCGTTTTGACGGTTGCCAAGGCTGAGAAGACTCAGGCCGAGACAGCCGAGACGCTGGCTGGGATGGACCTGGCTGAGCGACAACATCTTGTGGACACAGCCACCAAACTCGGTGAGGCGTTTCAACAAACGACTGTTCCACAGTAAGATCACACTACGAGGCACCCACCCGGCCTCCTTATCGGGTGAGTTTGAATGGGGTCAACCATGAACAAAAAGGCAGAAGAAGGTCAGACGACAACTGAAGACGACACCACCGTGGTGCTCGGTACTGAGGGCGAAGGTGAAGGCGGTCAGGGCGAGAGCCAAACCACCCAAGCTGACGGCCAAGGCACTGAGGGCGAAGGTGCTGACGACGAAGTTGTCGTGACCATTGGGGAGGAGCCGCCTGCCTCCCAAGAAGATGAAGTAGCAAAAGCGCCCGAATGGGTTCGGGAACTGCGTAAAAGCAGCCGCGAGAAGGATCGCAAGATTCGCGAACTCGAAGACAAGCTGAAAGCCAACACTGGCGCCGAGACCAAGCCGGCCCCGTTGGGTAAGAAGCCCACTCTCGAGGAATGCGACTACGATGCTGAGAAGTTCGAGGCTGAACTCGCAAGCTGGTATGACCGCAAGCGCAAAGCTGACGAGGAGGCTTCCCGTGTGGAGGCTGAGCAGAAGGCAGCGCAAACTGCGTGGCAAGCGAAGTTGGACTCCTACGGCAAGGCTAAGGCCGAGCTGAAGGTGCGTGACTTCGATGATGCTGAAGCGCTGGTTCAGGAGAGCTTCTCCCAGACCCAGCAGGGCATCATGCTGCAAGGTGCGGAGAACCCGGCTCTGCTGATCTACGCGCTGGGCAAGAACCCGAAGAAGGCGAAGGAGCTCGCTTCAACCACTGACCCCGTGAAGTTCGCCTTCGCGGTGGCGAAACTGGAGACACAATTGAAAGTGACGAACCGCAAGGCTGCACCGCCTCCTGAGAAAACGGTGCGTGGCACTGGACCCGTTTCGGGGACGGTGGATTCTCAACTTGAGCGCCTGCGCGCTGACGCTGAAAAGACCGGTGACTATTCCAAGGTCATGGCTTACAAGCGCCAGAAGCGAAGCGCCTGATTCAATCTCACTCACATAGGAGCCTACCATGGCAAACGCATTTAGCAAAGAGGAACGCGTCGCGTTCGAAAACATCATCGAGGGCTTTCAAGACGCCCTGGTTCTGAGCCGCAACGTGTCGGTGTACAACACCAACAGCACCGAGATGGAACGCTCCGGCGACGCCATCTGGCGTCCGCAGCCCTACATCGCTCAGTCCTTCACCGGCACTGACATGACGTCCAACTTCAAGGACTACATCCAGCTGTCTGTCCCGGCCACTCTGGGCTTCAGCAAGGCTGTGCCCTGGACCATGACCGCCAAGGAACTGCGTGACGCTCTGCAAGAGCAGCGCCTGGGCGATGCCGCCAAGCAGAAGCTGGCCAGCGACATCAACGTCGCGTTGATGAACGTGGCTGCCAACCAAGGCACCCTGGTCGTCAAGCGCACGACTGCCGCCACTGGTTTCGATGACATCGCGCTCGCCGATGCGCTGTTCAACGAGCAAGGCGTCCAGGCCTTCGATCGCTACTGCGCGCTGTCCAGCCGTGACTACAACAACATGGCCAGCAACCTGGCCGGTCGCGGCACCATGCAGGGCAAGCCGACCACCGCCTACGAGAAGGCCTACGTCGGCAACATCGCCGGCTTCGAGACCTACAAGCTCGACTACGCCAACCGCCTGACCGCGGCTGCCGGCGTGACCGTGACCGTCAACGGCGCCAACCAGTACTACACGCCGAAGGCGACCTCGACCGCCGGTACGGGTGAAGTGAGCAACGTGGACAACCGCTACCAGAACCTGATCATCGCCGTGACCTCCGGCACTGTGAAGGTTGGCGATTGCTTCACGATCGCTGGCGTCAACGCTGTGCACCACATCACCAAGCAGGACACCGGCCAGCTGAAGACCTTCCGCGTCACGGCCATCGTATCTGGCGCGGGCGGTTCCGGTACCGTGCAGATCAGCCCGCCGATCATCTCCGGCACTGGTGGCACCGACGCTGAACTCGAGTACCAGAACGTCACCGCGGCTCCGGCCAACGGCGCGGCCATTACTTGGCTGAACACCGTGGCTGCCAACGTGAACCCGTTCTGGCAGAAGGACGCACTGGAAATCCTGCCCGGTCGTTACGCCGTGCCGGAGGATGTTGGTACCGCAGTGATGCGTGCCACGACTGACCAGGGCATCGAGGTGGTGTTCCAGAAGTTCTACGACATCAACACGATGAAGACGAAGTACCGTCTCGACACGCTGTTCGGTGTGGTGAACAAGCAGCCCGAGATGTCCGGCATCATCCTGTTCAGCCAGACCTAATCTGACCTGAGCAACCCGGAGGCTTCGGCCTCCGGTTTCCCAATCTGAACTAGGAGAATCACATGAAAAACGCGACCATGTTGTACAAGGCGCCTGGCCCTCACGAAATCCATGGTGGTCACTTTGACTACACGATTGTGGATGCCAACGAAGAAGGCGCCATCGAGGCTGCCAAGGCCGACGGCTGGTTTGAAACCACTGACGAAGCCAAGGCCGCGGCCGACGAAGCCAAGGCTCAACGTGAAGCTGAGCTGAACGCGCCTCCCACCCGCGCCGAACTGGAAGCCAAGGCCAAGGAGCTGGGTATTCAATTCAGCAAGAAGACCACCGACGAAGAACTCGGCAAGCTGATCCAGTCCAAGCTGGAGGGCTAAGTCATGGGATGGACGAAGCGCCAATTCATTGAGCAGGCCTTCGAGGAAATCGGTCTCGCGGCCTACGTGTTCGACCTGACGCCCGAGCAGCTCCAAAGCGCGCTTCGTCGTCTTGATGCCATGATGGCCGGTTGGAATGCCAATGGCATTCGCATCGGTTGGCCCATTCCGTCCAGTCCTGACAACTCAGAGCTGGACGCGGACACCAAGGTCACTGACGTTGCCAACGAGGCTATTTACCTCAACCTGGCCATTCGGCTGGCTCCTGGCTTTGGCAAGACCATCTCGCCAGACACGAAGCAGGATGCCGACGCGGCTTACAGCAACCTGTTGAATCAGACGGCCGCTCCGACGCCTGAGCGCCAGTACCCGAACACGCTTCCGCGCGGTCAGGGTTCCAAACCATGGCGCAGCCGCAACAGCAACCCGTTCTTGCCGACACCGGATGATCCGCTCCAGGCTGGTGAGGACAATACCATCAACTTCGAATAGGAGCTGCCATGCCCACTATCAACCAACTCTCGGCGGTCGATCAGGTCGTCTCAAGCGATCAGGTGCCCATTTATTCCAGTGAACAGGGCGACGCACGCAAGGCCTCTATGGCTACGCTGCTCGCCTTCTTTGCTGGGCAGATCACCGCGAACGACGACAAGATGACCCAGTATTCAGCGCCGTCAGCCACTGGTTTCAATGTCCAGGTCAACAACGACAATCTCAGCGTCTGGCTGGTGCTCACGCCAGTTGCCGGCTACGCCGCCGGTACGCTCACGCTGCCGGCAGTCGCCAATTGCGTGGATCGTCAGGAGATTCTGGTCAACTGCACCCAAGCCGTGACCGCCCTCACTGTCGCCGGCAATGGCGCCACTGTGACCGGCGCACCCACGACTCTGGCCGCTAACGCCTACTTCCGCCTGCGCTTCGACGCCGTGACCAATACTTGGTACCGCGTTGGCTAACTCACTGAAAGGAGAACATCATGTCCGCAGAATCCCCGTTCCAACCAGCGCGTGGCAAGAACAAGAAGGTCACCGCCAGCACCACGTCAGCTATCATCACCTGCGGTGCTGGCAATCACGCCATCCGCGTTGTCAACCAAGGTTCGGTGCTTGGCTATTTCGTCACTTTCAAGGCTGCTGACGAGCCCGGCAAGGTGTGCACCAACGCTGAGACCCCGGTGGCCGTGTCTGGCGGTGCAGGTTCCGTGCTTGTCATCGAAAAGCCTTTGGACCATGATAGCATTGCCTATCTGGCTGACTCGACTACGACTGTGATGCACTTCCAACCTGGCGAAGCGAGCTCCTGATCATGCAAATCCCCATCCTGAACGGCATCTACACGGATGGGGTGTCTGATTTTCGGACATCCTATCCGCGGAACATGGTCCCCGTACCAAAACAGCAGGGTGTCTCCGAAGGTTATTTGCGACCGGCAGAAGGCATTGTTGAATTTGGGCAGGGGCCTGGTATTGATCGCGGTGGCGTGAATTGGAATGATACGTGCTATCGCGTCATGGGCTCAAAGTTGGTCTCAATAGATTCGTCTGGTGGCGTAACCATCTTGGGTGAAGTGGGTGACGGAAACGAGGTCACCCTTGACTACTCCTTTGACAGGTTGGCCATCTCGTCCAACGGCCGATTGTTTTACTACTCCGACAAGAAGTTGACACAAGTTGCAGATCAAGATTTAGGTGTTGTAGTTGACTTCGTGTGGGTCGATGGGTACTTCATGACAACCGACGGCACCAGTTTGATTGTCACCGAATTAAACGACCCGTATTCTGTGAATCCGCTGAAGTATGGCAGCTCAGAAGCAGACCCCGATCCGATCAAGGGATTGGTCAAATTGAGAAATGAGGTTTACGCTCTAAATCGCTACACGATAGAGGTGTTTCAAAACGTGGGCGGTGACTTCTTCCCGTTCGAACGAATTGAAGGTGCCCAGATGCAACGCGGCAGCGTTGGCACCCACGCCGCTGCCATGTTCATGGAGGCCATCGCATTCGTAGGTGGTGGCAGGAACGAAGCTCCGGCAGTTTGGATTGGCAGCAATGGTTCAACTGTGAAATTGTCAACGCGCGAGATTGACCAGATTCTTGGTGAGTACACTGAGGCACAATTAGCCACAACAGTCGCCGAAGTGCGTGTTGTGAATGGCCACCAAGCATTGTATCTACACTTGCCCGACAAAACTCTCGTCTATGATGGTTCAGCTTCACAGATTGTGAACGAGCCGGTGTGGTATACCCTTACTTCAAGTTTGGTTGGCGACGGAACCTACCGAGCCAGGAATTTTGTGTACTGCTACAACAAGTGGTTGTGCGGCGATCCCACCACAAGCAAACATGGTCATCTTGTGAATGACGTCTCGTCGCACTATGGCGAGGTGAATGGGTGGGACTTCGGCACCGTGATTGTGTACAACGAGGGTCGTGGTGCACTATTCCATGAACTTGAACTCGTCTGTCTTACAGGCAGGGCTGCTCTCGGCGCTGACCCAACCATCTGGACGCAATACTCGGTGGACGGCGAGGTGTGGAGTCAGGAGCGCGCAAGGTCAGCTGGTACGGTTGGGCAAACGACAAAACGCATCACTTGGCTTCAACAAGGTCACATGCGCCATTGGAGAATCCAGCGGTTTAGAGGCACCAGTGACGCCCATCTGTCTGTAGCCCGGCTCGAGGCGAGAATAGAGGCCCTAAATGTCTAACACTCCGCTGAACCTAACTCGAAACCAACTCGCTGAGTTCTTGCCAAATCAGCGGGCTATTCGAGCATTTGAGCAGATCCTTAAATCAATCAACACATCCATCTCCGATGATTACACGGCGCTGAATAGATTGATTCAAGAGGCGTCGCTAACAGCTGATGACGGTGTGGCTCGATCGCAGTTGGCCAACGACCTTATCTCGGCCATCACCACCGCCGTCCTCTTGAATTCCCTAGAGGCATCACCTCAGCACAATCTCTCGCTTGAGACCGACTTCATCGACCTGTCTAAAACTGCACCAGCTCCGATATTGCAGGAAGGCCGTGTGTGGTGGTCGCCCACCGGTACCATGAATATCGGCATGGGAGGTGGCAACATCACACAACAGGTTGGAGAAGAGATCTTCGTTTACGGTAAAGCGTCTGCTGCCATTACCGAAGGTCAATTGGTCATGGTCACTGGTGCCGTTGGGGCATCCGGGGTCTTGAAATTTGCCCCGACTTCCATTGGTCTGACAGACCCGAATGCTATATTGGGTGTCGCCACCGAGAACATTGCCAACAATGATTTTGGGCGAATCACCATCATTGGTATCGTCCATGGGATAGACACGACCGGTTCATCCGTCGGCGAAGTCTGGGCCGACGGCGATGTGCTCTGGTACAACCCAGCGGTCGTCGGTAGCATGACAAACGTCAAGCCAGCCGCACCAAATATGAAAACCCAAGTTGCGATCGTTATCAACGCGGGTGCTGGCGGTTCTGGGTCACTTCAGGTCGAGGTTTTGCACGGGTCGAAATTGGGAGAAACTGACTCGAATGTCCAGTTCGTTGGTCTTGCAAATAGGAATATCATTCAATATGACTCAGCACTAGGATACTGGAAGAATGTCTCCGCTCCAGAGTTGGACGGACTTACGGTGCTCGGCAACACCACACTTGGAGATGCTGGCTCTGATTCGGTTACCGCCAACGCCGCCACTTGGTCATTTAACAATGCCACAACATTCACCTTCAATTTGAGTTCTACCTTGAAGGCGGCAGCAGGTCGCCAATTATCACTCGGATCCAATGGCGCCGGCAATACCCTGACATTGTCGGCAAGCGAGACCGTGTGTCTAGGCGGTGTGGCACCTGCCAACACCAATTTATACCTTGCCAAAGGGATGGGTGGCGCGGCCAGCTCATTTGGTATCTACAACGCTGGGGCAGTTCAACCATCAGCAACAGGTGCCGGTTACTACAATCAGGCCGTTGGTTCCACAGCAGCAAACGGAGGCACCCCTTATACAGTGGGCGCCATCTTCGGATATTCAGCGACCCAAGGAACGTTCCATGCTGATTCAACTGTCACCTCTCAATACGGTTTCATAGCCTCATCCGCTTTGGTAGGTGCCACCAACAACTACGGCTTCTACAGCCAAGTCCCAGCTGCTGCCGGTCGTTGGAATTTTGTTGCCCAAGGTACGGCCAACAATGCATACGCTGGTGCCTCAAGGTTCGGCGCACTCACGGCTCCAGTCAATACTGTGGACATAACTGGTTCACTTGGCAGAGGTGCGCCCGTCACCAAGACCGCTGACTTCACGCTTGCTGCGACAGAAAACTGGATCATCAATAATAAGGCGGGTGCGACGCTCACTGTCACACTACCTGCTGCGTCATCTTGGACCGGGCGTGAGTTTACAATCAAGACCATTCAAGCTCAAACCGTGGTATCCGCGTCTTCAAACATCATCCCACTCGCGGGCGGTGCTGCCGGAACGGCCATTCTAGCAGCCACAGCTGGTAAATGGGCAACACTTGTTTCCAATGGCACCAATTGGGAAATCATGGCAGCCAACTAATTAGGAGAATTGAAATGACCGTCACAGTGGTAAACCTAGTTCCTCGCAAGCAGGTGGAAGACACGCAATTCACGCAGTACACGGCGGTGAATTGTAAAACAATCATTGACAAATTCACTGTGACCAACACCTCGCTTGGCAACGTCACATTGAGCACCAATCTTGTGGCCTCACAAGATGTGCCGAGTGACAGCAACCTGGTGCTAAAAACTAGGACGATTGGACCTGGACAAACCTACACTTGCCCAGAACTTGTGGGACAGGTTCTAGAATCAGGTGGATTTATCTCCACCTTGGCTAGCGCTCCAACCGCTCTGACCATCAGTGTCTCAGGACGTGAGATAACCTAACTACATGTTTACAAGATGGTGGGATTCATGATAGGATCCTGCCATCTGTGGCACCGCGCCCACAGTAGCTGAGCCTTTCGAGCAGCCAGCAGCTCACACCCTGAAAAGGAGTTTGATATGCTGGTTGATACCAGTCCACATAACCTTGTGGATTCTGCTAAGATCGAACAGGTCGAAGCACGTCTCTTGGACCTGCCTCAAGTCGAGTGCCCAGTAGTCCATCACTTCGGTCCGGGTATCTACATCCGCGAAGTCACACTACCCGCTGGCACTCTCGCCATCGGTCACGCCCAACGATTCGAACACCTCAACATCATGCTGACTGGTGCAGTCGCCATGGTCGGCGATGATGGCCAACATAAAGTCCTCCATGCCCCAATGATCTTTGTGGGTAAACCTGGTCGCAAGTTCGGTTACGTGCTTGAAACCTGTATCTGGCAGAACGTCTACCCCAACCCCGACGACGAGCGCAACATTGATACCCTTGAAGCCAAGTGGTTGGACAAGAGCGATTCGTGGCAAGCCCACGAAGCTGCCCATCAGCTGAGCTTGATTGACACTCATGAAGGTGACCGCATTGACTTCTTTCGGGTGGTCAAGCAAGCCGGCTTTGACCCAGCTACAGTGCGAGCTCAGTCTGAGAACGAAGACGACCAGATCCCAATGCCTGATGGTTTTGCCCGCGTCACGGTCCGCCCATCCCCCATCGAAGGTCGCGGCATCTTTCTCAGCTATCCTGCTGAGGAGGGCGAACTCATTGGACCGGCCCGCCTGGATGGCATGCGCACTCCATTGGGCCGATACACGAACCATTCTTGCACGCCCAATGCTGTATTCGTCAAGCAGGGCGACAACATCTATCTCTACGCGCTGCGTCGCATCGCCGGTTGCACTGGTGGCAGCCCAGGCGAAGAGGTTACCATTGATTACCGCCAGGCCCTTGCCCTATCTGGCATCCATCTTGAAGGAGAACTTGTATGAGTGGCATCGCAACCGCGGTGGTGGCCGGTTCGGTCATTACCGGCTACATGGCCAGTAGCGCCCAGGAAGACGCGGCAAACACCGCAGCTGGCGCTCAGCGAGATGCCTCAGCTGCTGGCATCGCTGAGCAACGTCGCCAGTTTGACTCGATCCGCGAGCTGCTAGCTCCCTACGCGAATGCCGGAACAGGCGCTCTGGACCAGCAGAAAGCCCTGCTAGGTCTGGGCGGCGCCGGTGCGCAAAAAGCGGCAATCGACGCAATTGCGGGCGGTGATGAAATGAAAGCCTTGACTGACCAAGGTGAGAACGCGATCCTGCAGAACGCGTCGGCCACCGGGGGTCTACGCGGCGGGAACATTCAAGCGGCTCTCGCCAAGTTTCGACCCCAGCTGCTGAACCAGCTGATTCAACAACGTTTCCAGAATCTTGGCGGCATCACCAGCGTCGGTCAAAACGCCGCCGCCGGGACCGGCAACGCTGGTATGAACAGCGCCAACCAGATTACCAATCTGCTTCAACAACAGGGTGCCGCGTCCGCCGGTGCTGCGCTCGCTTCTGGTAATGCCCAGGCTCAGGCGTGGGGCGGAGTCGGCCAGTCGATCGGCAATGTCGCCATGCTCAAAGCCATGAAGGTGTTCTAATGGAACCGATCAACTACATCCAAAACGTCCAAAACCCGTTCAACTCTGTTGCCAACGGGATGATGCAGGGTTTGCAACTGGGTGGTGCCATCCAAGCTCAACAGGAGAAGCAGCGCCAGATCGAACTTCAGAAGCAGATGCAGCTTGACCTGGGTCAACTGGCGTCTAAGCCGAACCCGACCGCGCAGGACTTTGCTCAGATTACGACGAAGTATCCTCAGCTGGCTGAGCACTTCAAGAATACTTGGACCATGCTCAACCAAGACCAGCAGCAAAATCAGCTGAGCAGCGCAACTCAAGTCTACGCGGCTCTCCAGGCCGGTAAGCCGGAAATTGCTCAGAAGCTTTTGGAGGACCAGGCCGCCGCCTACACGAACGCGGGTGACGAGAAGAACGCGAAGATCAATGGGACGCTCGCCCAGTTGATCAAGCAGAGTCCTGAAACTGCCAAGACGTCGGCCGGCCTGTTTCTGTCCTCGGTTCTCGGCCCGGATAAGTTTGCCAGCACCTTCACTGGTCTGAGCGGTGAACAACGCGCTCAGGAAAAACAACCTGGCGAAGTTGCCACGATCAACGCGAATGCTCGCAAGGCCACTTACGAGGCAAACAACACTCCCCAACGTCTGGCTTTGGAGAACAACTACAAAGCATCGGAAATCCGCAACTTGGATAGCCAAATTGGTGAGCGCGCCTCTCGCCTCAAGCTGGATCGTGATAAGTTGCAGTCCGACGTCGAGCTGAAGCTCTATGAACTGGGCCAGAAGGCGGGCACCTTGGACGATGGCGCCAAGAAGCTCATCAATGACTCGACAGTCGCGTCTGTGTCCGCTGACCAGTCAGCCAACCAGATGTTGGACCTTGCCGGCCGGTTGGACCAGTCTGGAGGCGGTTACGGTGCCTTCTCCACTGCAGGTGAGTGGATGAAGAAAATGACCGGGAATCAGAATGCCATGACTGAGATGCGCCAAGAGTACACGCGTCTGCGCAACAACCAAGCATTGAAGATGCTCCCGCCTGGCCCCGCATCGGACAAGGACATCGCTATGGCTATGCAAGGTTTCCCACCTGATACAGCTGACGCGGCCACCATGTCGTCGTTCCTGCGCGGCATGGCTAAGTTGCAACAGTACTCTGCCGTCGCTGAGAACGCCAAGGCTGAGTGGGTCAACTCCGTGGGGCACCTGGGTAAGCCCAAGACTGACATCGTCATTGACGGCATCAACGTGCCCGCTGGTTCGACGTTCACAGACTTCACCCGCCAGTACATGGGGTCGAAAGTCGATCAGCGCGCCGCGCAGCAAGCTCAACAACAGATCCCGAACCGCAGCTACATGCGTTGGGCCCAACCGGGAGCTCAGTAATGGCGGACAAAACTCCAACCAGCTACAAGGATCCATATTGGACGGACCTGGCTACAGCCACTGAGGCGAAGCTGGGTCTGCCCGACGGTCTTCTTGCAGCCATCGTCACCAAGGGCGAGCGCAGCAACCACGATCAGGTCAGTGAAGCCGGTGCCCGCACGGTCTTCCAGATCATCCCAGCAACTCGTAAGGCCGCAATCGACAAGTACGGGGTTGACCCGTATCTTTCGCCCGAAAACGCGGCTGAAGTTGCTGGCCTGCTACTCAAGGAGAGCCTGCAGCGCAACAAAGGCGACATCTCAGCTGCTGTTGCCGAATACCATGGCGGCACCGATCGCGCCAACTGGGGTCCGCGGACCCGTTCCTACGTATCTCGTGTGGTCGGTGACCAGCAGCAAATCGCCCAAGGTGGCCAGCCGGCAGGTGGCAGCACGTTCCAGCGTGTTATGGCGGCGAATCCTCAGTACCAACAGCAACCGGGTGCCTCTTCGAGCCAGATCGCTCAGGTCTACCAAGCCTATCAGGCCGGCAAGATGTCCCCTGAGGAAGCTGGCCAGTTCGAGGCTGACGTCAAGTCCGGTCTGGTCATGCTGCCCAAGGGCGCCGTGCTGAACGGTCAGCAAACCCAGCCGCCCACGGCCAAACCTGGTGCTGTGATGCTGCCGCCAGCCATCACTGAAGCCTACTACATGGGCAAATTGAGTGCGCAAGAGCGCAACGACCTGGAATCTGACATCAAAGCCGGCCTGGTCAAGCTGCCTCCCCGCTCCACGGACATGATCCCGGGCGGCGAGGGCTGGACGCCTCCCACTGAGCACGTGACCGCTGACCAATTGAACAATCGACCCAAGCCACCCACGCTTGGTGAGCGTTTGATCGGTGCCGGTGAAGCTGGATTGACCACGTTGACTGGCATGACTGGTGGCACTCTTGGCATGATTGGCGGCACTGGGAAGCAGTTGGTCCAGAATGTGCTTGATGGCACCTTTGGCACCCGCCAAGCTGCCGACCTGGTGGAAAAGTCTGCCATGGAGGGCGCGCAGGCGTTGACTTACATGCCTCGCACTGAGCAGGGCCGTGAGCAGGCTCAGGCGGTTGGCGACTTCATGCAACAGGTAATCCCGGTCATGCCGTTGACTGCTGAAATGGGGATGCTTGGTCAGGCAGTTAAGAACGCGGCTCCTGCCGTGCGCGCTACCACCGGCGCTGGTATGGCCGCGACTGCCGCCAAGGCCGGACAGGTTGTCGACGCGGTCAAGCCGCCTGTTGTCAACGCGGTGAATGCAGTCAAGTCAGCCCCGGGTCGCGCCATGGAGGCGGTTGGCCTCAAGTCGTCTGAAGTCCCAATGCCGACACCTGGTACGCAGGGCAGCGTGGGCGCCATGGGCACCGACGTGGCCACCATGCGACGTATCGCTGGTGAGGAGCTGCCCGTCCCGGTTGAGTTGACCAAGGGTCAGGCTAGTCGTGACTTCGGCCAGTTGCGCTTTGAGCAGGAGGCGGCTAAAAACCCTGAACTGGGCGCGCCGATCCGTGAACGCATGCAGCAGCAGAACCAGGCTGTCCGCCAGTCGTTCGATTCGTGGATTGACGAGACCGGCGCCCAAGCCCCTGATAATCGCGCTGCTGGCATTGCCGTGGACAAGGCGTTAACTGCCAAAGCGGCGCGCGACAAAGCTGAGATTCGTGTGGCTTACAAAGAAGCCGAAAAAGCTGGTGAGATGGCCGCGCCAGTCTCAACGAAGGAGGTCGTGGACGCGCTGAATGCCTCGCAGTCTGCCGAATCAACTGCCCCGGTGCTGACCGCTGCCAAGAAGGAGTTGATTCGTCTGGGCGGCGCAGTTGAAGATGCCAATGGCCAGTTGGTTGCCAAGGATATGTCGCTAGGCGCCACTGAACAGCTGCGGAAGTTTGTGAACAAGGTGACGGGCAACGATCCGACCAACATCAAGTTTGCCGGCGACCTCAAGCGTGCCATTGACGCTTCTACTGAGGGGGCCGGCGGTGAGTTGTACGCCAAGGCCCGCGGCCTGCGTGCCAAGTATGCTGACCAGTATGAGAACCGAGCTGTCGTAGCAGACCTGCTCAGCAACAAGCGCGGCATGGCTGACCGTCGGGTGGCATTGGAAGACGTGGCGGACCGGATTCTCTTCCGCAGTTCACTGGACGACATGCGGTTTGCCCGCAAGGTGCTTCAGACCGGCGGCGAGGAAGGCCAACAGGCCTGGCGTGAGATTCAAGGTTCTGCGCTTCGGTACATCCGAGACGAGGCCACCAAGAACGTGGCACGTGATTCAGCGGGTAATGAGGTCATCTCGGCATCTGGGTTGGATAAAGCCATCAAGCGATTAGACAACGAAGGGAAGTTAGATTACCTGTATGGCAAGAAAGGCGCTGAGCAATTGCGCGCTGTCAACGATCTTGCAAAAGTTATGTTCACATCGCCACCAGGCACTGTGAATACGTCGAACACGGCAAGCGTGTTGCTCGCTGCTATGGACATGGCAGTTAGTGGTTCAGCTGGCATGCCGTTACCTGTCATGAGTGGACTTCGAATGCTTGTGAAAAATGTCAAAGACCGTAAACTACGCGCTCGGATTCAAGATGCGCTTGGCAAGAAACCTTAAGGAGAATTAGATGTCGAACATTTCAATCTCGCCGCCGTACCCGTCCTTCTCGGACAGTGATGGCTCGCCTCTCGAAGCTGGGTATATCTACATCGGGGAACCGAACAAAAATCCCATCACTAATCCCATCCAAGTATATTGGGACGGAGCTGGTACTACACCAGCACCTCAACCGCTTCGGACCTCGGGTGGGTTTATTGTGCGCAATGGCACTCCGTGCAACATCTACGCCGGGAGCGACTTCTCCATAGTTGTGCGTGACAAAAACAACAGGACGATCTACTCAGCTCCTGTGTCGTCTTTGCTAGCCATGGGCGCGGCAATTCTTTCCGGTTCTGGTGGTGCAGCTCTTGTGGGCATCACCGACGCCGGAAACTACTACACCTCGACCAACGTCGAAGGTGCGTTGCAAGAGGCTGCCACATTCCTTCAAGTTGGCACTGGAGCCGTCCTCAGAACTAAACAAAGCAAGTTAGAAGACTCAGTTCACGTGTTTGACTTCATGACACCGGCTCAGATCGCTGATGTGAAGTCTGGGGCGCCTGCACTTGACCACACTGCAGCGATCCAAGCGGCAATCAATGCTGCGTCAACCATCAATTTCGGCGGAAGTGGAAACGTATATCGGATCACGTCTCCGTTGAATCTCTCCGCTGGTAACAAGTGGCTGAATTCGACTGGCGCGACAATTGACCAGACCAACATTGTGGCCGGCAACAAATGGGCGCTGACAGCATCTGGCGCCTTGAGCGGCACGACCAGCAATCTTACTTCAAATGGTCTTACCCAAAATTATTCGGTGAATGTCGTAAGCGCCAGCGGATTCGCCGTTGGCGACTGGGTGCTGCTGGCGTCTGACGATAAATATCCGTGGTATGACAGTGTGTCCTATCAAGTGGCTGCGGGCGAATTTTTGCGGATTCGTGCTATCACATCCAACACGATCTACTTCACGACGCCAATTACGTCCTACACCTACACCACGGCAAACGCCGCAAAATTGACTAAGGTGAATTTCTGCGAGAACATCTCTATCAAGGGACTGAAGTTCAAAGGTTCGGCCACACCGGCCAAGACCGAGTACGGTGTGGTTCTTCGTTACGTGAATGGTATTGACATCACCGACTGCGAATTCATCGGTCAGGACATCTACCAGCTGGAGCTCGGCGCTTGCATCCGTGCCAATGTGTTGAACAACAAGTTTTATGGTGTGTTCTACGACGGCGCCATCGGCGTCATCTTCTATGCATGCGCCATAGTTGATTGCACCCAGTGGGTGAACGTCGGCGACAATATCTTTGAACGCACCCGCCATGCCTGCACCACAATCGCTCGCTCGTTTGGTCAAGGATTCTGGGGTCAGCCGATGTACATCAACGTGCATCACAACCACATGTTTGATACTGAGTCGGGAAGTGGCGGTCGCTCCTGGGGTTTTGAGCAGCATGGGTTCGGAGCTTACATCAGTTTCAACAACAACATGGTTGATGGCTGTTACGGTGGTGTGAACATTGATGCTGGTTTCAAAGTCGAGGTTCTCGACAATGTCTTCACCAACATGCAGAATTGTGGCATTGACCTTGGCGACACTGCCGTCAGTCTGGGGAATATCAAGGTCAGCGGCAATCACATCTCAGTTGAAACTAATGAGGACGTGGTAGATAGTTTCGGCATCGTGCTTCGTAGCGGCGCGACAAATGCCACGGACATCATGATCAGCGACAATATGATCATCGGGATTGACGGGCCAAATTCCAGTGCGGTGAAAATTGAATATGTGCCAAACTCTCGCGGCATCGTTGTGATGGGCAATGTTATCGCCACAGGAACATCTGGTCCCGACGCCGATAGCTCGTACGCCATGATCATCAATTCAGCTCAGGTGCATGTGCTGAACAACAACATCATGAACTACAAACAGGGCATCTGGCAGGCTGGCAACTACGGCCTTGTGAAAGGAAATGTTCTTCGCTGGGACGTCGCTCCGACGGCTGGGTACGGCATCTTCGTGAATTGCAACAACTCCATCATCGATGGCAACGTCCTGTGTAAACCGTATCTAGGCATCGGCATCCCTGCTGGAGCCACCAATAACATCGTCACCAACAACGTGAACCAAGATGCCGTGTCAATGAAGGTTAGCAACGTCGGCACAGGTACACTTCTCGTCAACAACAACTAGAGATGAAAATGGACCAAACAATTATTAACTGGTTGCTCGCTGGATTCGGCGGCTTGATCGGATTTTTGTTGAACGCTGTTTGGCAGGCCGTCAAAGACCTCCAACAAGCTGACAAAGACCTCGTCTCCAAGGTGGCTGAGATTGAGGTGCTGGTGGCCGGTGACTACGTGAAGAAGGGAGACCTGGAGAAACTGAGCAACGCCATCTTTGCGAAGCTCGACCGGATCGAAGATAAACTTGACTTGAAGGTGGACAAATCATGATTGAAGAACTTATTGCTCGGGTCTTTGCTACCCGGAACGCCGCGCACCTGGAGCACTGGCGCACCAAATCGATCGCTGCCCACGAGGCCTTGGGCGAGTTCTACGACGCCATCATCGGCAGCGTAGACCCGATCGTTGAGGCGCATCAAGGTGTGTTTGAGCTGGTCTCGGTTGGCGACCTGGCCAAGCAGCCGAAGGTTGGTAACATCATCAGCCATCTCGAGGAGGACCTGATCTGGATCAATAAGAACCGCAAGGCCATCACCTCCGGTCTGCCAGCCGTCGACAACCTGCTGCAAGGTCTCGAAGGCGACTACATGCACGTACTCTACAAACTGAAGAGGTTGTCATGACTTTCTCACTCAGCCAGAAGTCGAAGGATCGGCTGAGTGGGGTCCATCCGGACCTCATCAAAGTCGTCAACCGCGCCATCGAGATTACCACCTGTGACTTTGCCGTGCTCGAAGGAGTTCGCTCCAAGGCGCGCCAAGAGCAACTCGTCAAGGCAGGTGCTAGTCAGACCATGAAGTCACGCCACCTGACCGGGCATGCCGTGGACCTTGGTGCCTACGTCAGTGGCTCGGTACGTTGGGACTGGCCGCTGTACAACCAGTTGGCCGACGCCATGAAGAAGGCAGCAGCCGAGTTGAAGGTGCCTCTTGAGTGGGGCGGCGACTGGACCACGCTGAAAGATGGTCCTCATTTTCAACTACCTTGGAAGGACTACCCATAATGGATCCTATCACCCTCAGCTCGATCTTCGGCATTGGTTCGAAGATCATCGATAAGCTCTTCCCCGACCCAGCACAGAAAGCTCAGGCCCAACTCGAGCTCATGAAGATGCAACAAGCTGGCGACCTGGACGAGATCAAGGTCCAACTCAGCGCCATCATTGCAGAAGCCCAGTCCTCAGATCCCTGGACCAGTCGGGCCAGACCATCGTTCTTGTACGTAGTCTATGTGTTGCTGCTGTGGAGCATCCCGATGGGCATCCTGACCATCTTCCGACCTGAGGCCGCCACGGCCTTCACCGCCGGCTTCAAGGCCTGGATGCTGGCCATCCCGGAGCCTGTCCTGACCCTCTTTGGCGTCGTGATGACCGGCTACGTCGCCGGAAGGTCCTGGGAGAAGGTCCGAGGGGCCACGAAATGAGCAGGGACTAACAGGAAGCCATGTAGGTCATGACGAAATAGAAAGGCCTAGAGCAACTAAGCTCTAGGCCTTTTTCTGCATCCCTCGAGTCATTCCTGAGGGTCAAATCTCCACAAGAATCTGCTCCCAGGCCCGTCCAGCTGACTCCCAGAGCTTCCGAGCCTCAGGATGCGGGTACTCCTCCACAAAGACGATCCGCTCGCACGTGGTGTTTAGGAGCAGCTTGATGCAGGTCACGCACGGGCTGGCCGTCACGTAGGCCGTGTGGATCTGGTAGATGTCACGGCACTGGAGCAATGCGTTCTGCTCCGCGTGGATCGCCTGGCAGCCATCGAGATTCGTGCCGCTTGGCGACCTGGCTCCTTCACAAGCGTGGGGGAAACCAAGTGGGTGGTACGGGTCATGCTGGTTGCAGTGGGGAAGTCCAGCCGCGACGCCGTTGTACCCAGTGGCCAACACGTGGCCCCGTGAGTTCAGCAGCACGCAGCCAACCTGACGGCGGCAGCATGTGGCCCGTTGGGCGGTCAGCAAGGCCAGCTTCAAGGCCCATTCATCGCGGCTGGGTCTCATGTTACACCTCCCACCAGCGACGTGGGTCGCCTGGCCGGCTGTCACGCAGATCCTTGAGCTCGGCCATAAGGAACTGAGGGTCGTTCCAGAGCAGTTTGGGCGTCTCGATTTGGTCAAGCACCGTGCTGCCCAGACACATCTTCGCATCGTCCCAGTTGGTCTCGTACAGGTGGCTGCTAGCCGCTGTCAGAAACAACCGGCCGGGCGACACGGCGTCAGCAGTCAGTCGGTGCTCGTTCAACAGGCCGCAGACCAGGTGGCTGAGCATGCTGAAGTTGAAGACGTCGTATGGCACACCCAGCCAGACGTCACTGGACCGCATGAACACGTGGGCATTGAGCTTACCGCCGCGGATGTTGAAGAATACCGCCACCGTGCACGGCACATCCTTGGTCTGTGGCGGGCACTCGCGCCAGATCGTCAGACCAGCTTGACGGCTGTCCTCATCGACCTGCAGCTTCTCGATGATGTAAGGCAGTTGCGCCACGATCTTGGGACCGTAGGCCCCGAAGAATCGTTCGCCGTCGTCTGAGAAGTCGGCGATGCGGCTGTTGTATGGAGTGATGGTCTCGACCCGGTCGTCGCCAGACAGGATCCAGAACGCTTCAGCCACCATGAACTTGTAGCTCAGGCTGCGATCAGGCACGCGGAGCACCGGCTTCCGCATGTCGACCTCGATGGTACGCTGAGGAATCTCCTTGGTCAACTTGCCCCTGGGCGATACCAGATCCCCATTGGCCAAGATGTCATTGATGGCATTGAGCCACACTCGTGAAAAGTCCATGTCATACTCCTTAGATGAGGTCCAGCAGCGGGTACCGCTGGCCGTGTTTGAACCGCTTCCAGTTCTGCGGGTGTTGGACGCTCGCCGCCTTGATCTTCAGCCGGTACAGCTGCTGGTAGGCCTCAGTGCCGAGCGTGATGATGCGCTCAGGGTTCAGGTCGTAGAGCACCGACAGGTCTTGGTCGGAGTTGAGCCAGAGAATCTGGTCCTCGCCCACCTCGATCAGATCAAGCTTGTCAGCCAACCACTGGCTGCAACCTTCGCCACTGAATGACGCGAATGGCCACTGGTAGAACGGGTCGCAGTCCTTGCGCTCAGCGAAGGCTTCGCCGATCAGCACGACACGCCCATCCCAGTTGCCGGCCGACGCCAGATCTAACGGGTGCTGCCGCATACGCAGACCCTCGATCGTGAGGGCTAGCTTGGCGTCAGCAAACAAGTCGCCCTTGGTGTAGTCGTAGTCCAGCATCGGCAAGTCAGTAGGCTGCTCGGCATAGATGTCGTAGACCGTCTTGAGCTGGTGCTCGTTGTCCAGCATCTCCACGTGCTTGCGGCTGAGGTAGTTGGCCTTGACTGTCTCCCACTCAGGCTGACACTTGACCACGACAGCGCCGCAGCGCATGGCCAGACGCTCCAGCATCCGGCGACTCGCGTCAGTCAGACGGTCACGACCCTCACGGAAGGCCACCCCGTAGGGCACCTCACTCAACCAGCAGCGATCGAAGACCACGTCTTGATAGCCAAGCAGTGCCGGCAGCATAGCCTCGACGTACATGCGGCCCAAGTTGCGGCTGACACGAGGCAAAGCTGGGAAATGCACGTACTTGGCGCCGGTTGACTCAGCGAAGACCTTGGCCGCCGTGCTCTTGCCGCCACCGTCAGGGCCTTCAAAGATGGTCAGTTTGCAGCTTACTTTGTCCATGACAGAATCTCCTCCAGCCGTGCCTCAGGACCAACCCAACCAGCTGGCTTCTTGACGTCAAAGGCACTGCCCCGCTTGCTGTCCTCGGCCTTGGCCACGCGGACCTTGGCCATGTTGCAGGAGTGCACGGCGTGCATGCCAGCGTGCCACTGAGCTGGGTTGATGCCGGCAAACAACGCCGTGCCATAGGCCACGTAGGCCAGATCCAGCAGCGCGTCAAAGGCCTTGATCTTGTTACCCTCAGCCAGCGCCTCCTTGAGCTCGTCCAGCTCCTCTTGCAGGAACTTGACACGGAATTCCTGCGCAGCAGGATCATTCATGAGCTGATCGTCGGCCCCCATGGGGAGACCGAACTTCTCATGGAATTCAGCGACATTTCCAATCATCAGAACGGCGCTCCTTTCGTGGCTTTGCGGGCAACTGGCTTGACCGGCTTACCGTCAGCAGCCTTGCGACAGACCCAGAGGTTGTTGCGTGCGTGGTCAGGGTACAAGCAACCGAAGATGTTGCTGATGGCGTCGTTGTCGAAGTACTGCTCAAGGCCTTGACGCACCTGCTTGATGGCGTCCAGCATCTTCTTGCCGTCGACGCCTGGAATCTGAGGTTCAACCTTGCCAATGTGCTTGATGTCCATGAACGTGCCGAAGCGGCGCTCGATGACGTAACCAGCCTTCTCGATGTAGCCCTGCAGCTCGGGCACAGTGTACTCATGAATGTGGTTGGCCGCATGACGCTTGCCGTCGTAGACCGGGGTCGACAGAAGCAGCACACCGCCCGGCTTGGTGGCCGCAAACATTGCTTTGAGCAAATTGATGCCGTGCTCGACCTTCATGTGTTCGATGACTTCGTAGTTGATGACGACGTCAAAACCCTCAGGTCGCGCCTTCAGCAGCTCCTTGTA